GTTGTGGATCTTGATAATAGAATGGATTGAGGGCGTTTGGATCGACATCACCCATTTCTTCGGCTTGTTTTTTCGCATCCAAATAAGTAAGAGGAATGGACGCCAACGATGCACCAACTAGTGTCTTCCCTAACAGTCCCATGTCTTTTTTAGTGCTCATACTCATAATATCTGCCGTTTTTAAAGCGGTAATGCTACTCTCAATCTCTGCTACTTCCGCTGCATTCACAAGAGGATCTAAAGTTGCTTTTAGATCATTTAGTTCTTTTATCTTTGTTTGGTTTGCTGAAAGTTGTGTGACAGGATCCGCGCCAAAACCCATCCCCGTTAATATATTATATTTATCCCCCATAGCGAATTTACCTCCTTCTGGAGTTCCAAATCCTGCACCAAATCCTGTTCCTGCATATTGTTTGAAAGGTCCCCAGGTTCCTGCAACGGAACCAATGCCATATCCTAGCATAGCCGTGTTAAGAGCCTGTTCTGGTGACTGTCCCGCGACGAGTCCACCGATGCCTGCACCGATACCCGCGCCTGCGGCGCCACCAATCATAAAGCCGATGCCTCCGCCTACAATGGGAGCCACCTCTTTAAGGGCTTTTTTTACGTTTTTAAAAAACTTACCGACTAATCCACCTATGCCGTATCGGGGGATTGTCTCTAGAAACTGTTCGTCAATCATGCATAATCCTTTTAATAGCAACTAATTTTTGTTGGGAGAGCAAGAAGGCTAGACTTGGTGTACTTGATAAATGTCAAGTATTATGATTCGCCAATTTTATTCTATATTTATAGTCATATTCTTGGTATATGACAATAGGTAAATATGCCAAAGAAAGTTAAGACAGAATCACCAGCACTCTTCAATCATAAGTTTGAAGCCATTAGGCCGTTTGGTCCAACAATCATAAGAGGAAAAGTTCCCATGGATCTTATTCACTTACTGGATAAGAAGGCAACAAAAATGCTAGGAAGTAAGCAACTTTCCAAAGAATTTAATCACGCGCCTAACTTAGCGGGCAATGTTCAAAAAGAAGTGCGCTTTCCTTCATCCTGGATGAGCACCAAGGAATTTAAGCCGATGGTTGAGTTTATTGGAGAAATGGTAAAAGCTTATATCTCTATTCCCCCTGCCAATGAAACCATCAGTCCTGCGTTTGTAGGCAAGCTCGTTATTCAATCAATGTGGACCGTGAGCCAGTGGGCGGGAGACTTTAATCCTATGCACATTCATGAAGGACAATTATCAGGAATTATTTATTTACGCATTCCACCTGGACTGAAACACGAATACAAAAAAGAGGATCATTATCCAACAGTAGGTGACGTAGTTTTTTTTCACGGTCAAGCGGCGACGTTCAGCGGACATAAGTTGCAGTACACTCCTGAAGTGGGTGATGTATTTTTATTTCCCAATTGGCTCTCGCACGGCGTCTATCCTTTTAGAACCCAGGGACAGGAAAGACGATCTGTTTCCTTCAATCTTGAACTTATTAAGAAGGAGGGTTCAACAAGTGGAAACGCTGAAGCATTGCGTAACCAACAATTTTATAAAAAATAATGAAAGAAGTAGTTCTTCCGAAGAAAGTCAATGCGGGACCTTTTGAAGTAGAGCTTGTTCTTATTCCTCATGAAGTAGCCTATGAATCATCAGACTACCAGGGAAGCTTTGTCAGCAAGCCCCCCTTAAAAATTTATCTGGATGAAAACATAATTAACCTGGGTGGAAGAGATGCCATTAATGTGGTGATGCATGAAATGTTGCATGTAGGATATTATCAATATCATTTGAAGGACAAGGAGGAGGAAACTCTGGTGAACTCTGTGACTAATTTTTTAACGGAAATATTAACGCGATCAGAATTAAAAGCGTGGCTGATTGACAATATGAAGAAATGAAGAATAACTCTCTTAAAACTAAATCAGATGACAGTACTCTTTCCCCATCTATAAAACTGTTTGTTGCCACTCCCTGTTATGGAGGGATGCTCACAGTCAATTATTTTGAAAGTTGCATGGGATTAATGTCCGAGTGCATACAAAAAGGAGTGGGGTTGCAGTTTGCCACCATTGGAAATGAATCACTGATAACCAGGGCTCGCAACACGCTGGTTCAGTTGTTTATGGATGATAAAAAAGAATACACGCATTTGATGTTTATTGATGCCGATATCGGTTTTGATTACAAAACTATCTTTCGTATGCTGGAACTGGACAAGGAAGTGGTTTCTGCCATCTATCCCCGCAAGGCTATTGACTGGCGAAAAGTAAAAAAGAAAGTTGAGTCGAAACCTGATATCACTCCAGACGAATTGCACGCTTTTTCCTTGCAATATAATTTAAATGTTAAGAATCCAGAACACGTTGAAATGAAACAAGGTTTTATTGAAGTTATGGATGCCCCTACGGGCTTTATGCTCATAAAACGAAATGTCTTTAAGAAAATGAAAATGGCCTATCCTAATCTCAAGTTCGTCAATGACCAGCATTTGGGACAGCCTCATGAAACCAAGTTCAAGCACCATGACACATCGGACTGGAACTACGCCTTTTTCGACACAATGATTGATCCCGATTCAAAAAGATACTTGTCAGAAGACTATGCATTCTGTAGGCTATGGCAGAAAATTGGTGGAACCGTTTATGCGGACATAATGAGCGGATTAACGCATTATGGAACCTATGCTTTCAAAGGAAATGTAGGAACTCAATTCTTGCCACCGAAGAAGAAGTAACTTATTATACAATCTTATGGAACTAACCGATTTAAAATTTCAACCAGGAATAGACAAGCAGGATTCTCCTTATGCAGCGGGTGATGACCGGCGCTATATCAATTCTGATTTTGTTCGGTTTCATTACGGAAAACCAGAACGCTGGAACGGATGGGAATATCTTCCCAATCCTAACACAACAGTAGTGGGCGTGGTCCGTGATACACATGCCTGGATGAGTCTGGATGGAACAAGGCATCTTGCCTTGGGAACCGACAGGAAGCTGTATGTTTTTGTGGGAGGGGTGTTTAATGACATTACCCCCATACGATCAGGACCAGATTCCCTTACCAATCCTTTCACGACCAACGGCACGACGACTGTTTCCGTAGCGGATACGGCGCACGGTGCTGAACAAGGGGATTTTGTGACCTTTGATTCATTCTCCGCCATTGACGGCTTGGACATGAATAATGAATTTGAAATTACCACCATCACGGATACGGATCATTATACCGTCACTCATACAAGTACGGCATCGGGATCCACGTCAGGTGGGGGAGGAACGGGAAATGCTAACTATCAGCTCTCCATCGGAGAGACAACATCCACCTTTGGATATGGATGGGGAACCGCTACGTGGGGGCTTAGTACATGGGGAACAGCTCGTTCATCATCTAGCGTGGTAATTTACGCACGCAACTGGTCACTTGATAATTTCGGGGAGGATTTGATCGCAACGGTCATTAATGGTGGAACTTATAAATGGGATCTTTCGGGAGGTGTTTCTAACAGAGCGGCAATTGTTACAAACGCTCCTACGGCATCACGGTTCAGTCTAGTGTCCGCCGATACAAGACATTTGTTTTGTATGGGGACAGAGACAACAATTGCAAATACAGCCACGCAGGATGACTTATTCTTTAGGTGGTCTGAAAGGGAAGACTTGACGGATTGGACTCCCGTGGCAGCCAATGAAGCGGGATCTCTTCGTATTGCGGATGGATCAAGAATTATTGGAGCGGTCAAATCGACAGGACAAATACTTGTGTGGACGGATAAATCCCTGCACGGTATCCAATTTGTTGGAACGCCTTATACTTTCGGACAACGTCAATTAGGAGCCAACTGCGGACTCATTGCACAACACGCAGCCATAGATGTAAACGGTAAAGCCTACTGGATGGGGGAAAGTTCCTTTTACATGTATGATGGTGTGGTTAAAAAAATGCCTTGTTCCGTACAGGACTTTGTGTTTGATGACCTCAGTTTCACTAATAGAAATGACATTGCATGTGGACTGAACACCGAATTCAATGAAATTTTTTGGTATTATGCCACTGCGAGCGCCACTCAAATTGACAGAGGGGTTATCTATAATTACCTGGAAAACACATGGTATACCATCAGTCTCGATCGTACGAGCTGGTTGGCGGCCGAGATATATGAACAACCTGTTGCCACTCAATATAGCACGACTTTAACGGCTAATTCCGCGACCATTCTAGGTTTAACGGCGGGAGCCTCTTATGTCTATGA